AGGGAAATAAGAAGTCAAAGTACATGACAGATAGTTGTAATACTCTCGCTAATAATGAACACAAGCGATTGAATGTTATCGTTGATACGAAAACTGGAGAGCTATTGAGTAAGCCTACCTGCTCGTACAGATATTACACACAGCTCATGGAAAATTACCGCAGTGGTATCAAAGCACTTGGTTTTAAGCATCATGCAATAGAGCGCCATATAAAAGGGTTCCTGCGTAAATATGGTGCTAAAAATAAAGAGTTGGCCAAAAAATTAGACCCTTCTTTACCGATTGAACAGCTCAGAGATAATGTGATTTTATTACGAGCAGATACTGTCACAGGTTCAGAATTCCGCAGTGATTTGTTATCCCTAAAAATTGAGCATCATGCGTTTTATATGTTTGAACCCAAAGGTGCTGTAAAAGATTGGATACGCGATGATGACAAAAAACAACTCAACAAAAAATTACACAGTCAAATTCTGGTTAATCCTGACTGGGTAAAAAGTCTCGCTAACGAACTTTTAACGAAGAAATCACCATCGACCAGTGATCTATGTATTGGCATAGCAATAGCCACTGGACGACGACTAACAGAAATAATGAAAACAGCAAAGTTAAAGGTTGTTGATGATGAAACGCTATTATTTAGTGGTCAACTGAAAACTAAGAACAGACATCTGTTTGAAGATATTTCATCTTATAAGATCCCTTCGATGATAAAAGCCGATATAGTTGTTAAAGCATTGAATCAATTGAGAAAGGAGACAGGTAAGGACTTGCTAAAATACAATGATGTGCTTGGTGAGCCTGTTGAATGTACTGTTGCCGATGGCGATGTAAAAGACTATGACCACAATAGAGCTGTACAGAAAAAATATGAAAGTACAATTAACCGAGCCGTTCGTTCATTATTGCAAAATGGTAATTTCAGCCTGAAAGCCTGCCGTGCTTTATATACAGAGGTCACTTACGAGGATCACGCTAAAGATGGTGAGGCTCGTTCAGCATATCGACACCGAGTGCTGGGGCACTCATTAATAGAAACACAATTGCACTACGAGTCTTTTAAAATAGATAGAACGATTAAAAGCATTAAACTGGTTGAGAAAGAAAACACTGAAAAAAACTCAGACCAACAGCAAGCGCTGGTGGATTACCTTACGTTAGCTGACTCAATTGTAAATGGCTACGCTCGAGCGCCTAAAATTGCCATCATGCATTCATGGCTTAAAAACGAGGTGAGTAATGGCTTGTTGCTGGAACAAATAACTCCGTCGTATATTCGTCGACATTGCCTGATTGACGGAAAACAACTAAACCTTAATACAATTAAAAAATATGTTGAGGAGTTTATAAAATTAAGCCAATACACTCCACCAAAACCTAAAGCTAAAAAACCTGAAAGCAAAAAAGCGCGTGAAATTTTAGAGCTTGAAGAAAAAATCGAAGAAATGCAGTGCAGAGTTACCGATATTTATGACGAACGCGAGGAGCTGGACGACGAACTCATGCAACTCAAAGAACGCATAGAAGAAATTGAGGAGGAAAGCGAAGAGCTAGAACTTGAACAGGACTCTATCAATGAAGAACTTGAAGAAATGCAATTCAAACTTGCTGAACTTGAAACGGAGTTAGAGGAAGAACAGGCCGAAGCTGAAAAAGATAAAACTAAAGAGCCTGAGCTACAATGGCCAGATGCCGATGAGATTGAAGTCCAGGCTAAAAAAGATGGAAAAATGTGGCATGTTTGGTCTCATGTGAATGGGCAAACATTTGAACAATGGTGTGGTGGTCGCAAAGCATTAGCGATTAAAGAGTTACGCAACTACTACCAAAAGTCCATTGAAAAGTCAGTCGACTAACCTCAGCTTATCATGATGATCACAGCCGCATAGGCTGTGATTTATTTTTACTGCCTCCCTTAAATGTTGTAATGCCACTGAGAGTGAATTTCCTAAAGTTCCACTGGAAACATCAACGCCTGCATTATGTGTTAGTTCTAGCAATTCAATGATTGCCACACCCCTTTCTATCGAGAAATTCAACTGATCTAATGAGTCTATGTGTTTATTGCAAAAGTTACACATGAATACACTCCTTGTAAGTTATTGTTTAAAGCGAGGTTATTATCATGGATACATCAAAGATATAGTAGGGGGAAAAATACCCTAAAAAGTTTGTTAAAATGCGCGAATGTCGCAGTACGATGGGGATGAAGGTTACATCCACGCGTTGACAAACTTCTTTAAGTATCAACCAGACCCGTGTGGTATCAAAAACACTCAGTCGGTGTTTATTTATGCAAACGATCCATTTTGCAATTTAGTAGGTATGCGTAAAATTGAGGGATTACAAGATTCAGATATGGAGTGCGGAGCATCCAACTTTGCAAAGCACTTTCAAGAGCAAGATCGGCTTGTAGAATGTAGCCGGGATAAGCATGTTATCCTGGACGTTCACCCCTACGCGAAAGGTTGGCAAGCCTACATCACCACAAAAACACCTCTTATACTGCCATCTGGTAAAATTGCTGGCACTATATTTCAACAACAAAACTTAGAAAACAGGGCTGGGCGTGTTGACCAAGCGTTAGTCAATTTATTAACACCGACCAAAAACTTAGACTTTGACGACTACATGAATGTACAGTTAACTGAACGAGAAGAACTAATATTGTTCTTTTTACTGCGTGGCAGAACGGCTAAAAATATAGCTGTAACACTAAACAGATCATACCGAACAATAGAGCATACACTGGACAGAATTCGTAATAAGTTTGATGCTATCAGTAAAAGCGACCTGATCAGCTTGGCTGTATCAAAAGGTTACTACAAAATGATACCGCAAGCCCTGTTTCATACTCAAGCATCAATATTGCTTACTTAATCAATTTCCACGTTGCTTGCCAGTCCGTCGGTAAACCAATAACAGTATGGTCACCATTCAATATTAACTGCCTATTGCACCACATAGCCCGAACAGTGCCGTCTTCAGAGAACCTAGCCAAAACAATTAAATCATCAATATGTTTAGCCGTAGTTGTTATTACAACCTTTTTCCCTAGTAACAGCGCTATTATCCTCCATATAACCCTCATAGCTAGCCTATTCTCTTCACAGCAATCTTAAAATACCCACGCAACTGGTCAGGTGTTAGCTCACCTCGCTGTATTTCTTCTAAATCTTCTCGGCTTAACCACCCCATCGCTTGTGACAATGTAATACTGGTGTTGGCTATTGCCTCAGATATAGCCTGTTCGATCCGTTCTTTGTTCAACTCCAGATCATGGGGATACTTCTCAACTGTATATATAACACTACTTGCGAAAGTGTCCCCATGCTGTGAGGCTAGTGCTGGCGTGGCTTCAATGGGTGGAACTGATATTGAAGCGGCTACAGCTTCAGGTGTGTTAACAGACTGCTCTGCTGGCGTGTCTTTTTCTTGGAAGTGCAAACTGCTAACGCCTTTGCTTTTTCTCAACTCAACATAGCTCATTACTGTTTGCCAGCTGTCTGGTTTAATAAACAGCTTGTTTTTACCGCCTGTCTTACGTTTGTTAATCACCAACCCAAAACGGCTAAGAATACCTTTAACAAAGGTTGTGGGGTCTTTTGGTAAAGCTCTCGGGTTAACATAAGAGCCAATTTTAAGAGAGTTGTATAGTTCTATACTTGTTTTGTCTTTGAGTAATTCAGACATAACCGCGCGGCACTCTTTATGAGTAAACTCACCTACGCCAGTCATTCTATCCAGCCCCAATATTTCAAAAACTTTAACTTGCAGGTGTCTGGTGGCCAGTTTGTAATTGTGTCTAGTGATCACAACTTTATTTTTAATTTGTGCTTTATCGTAAGCAGCCGCTTCGGCCTCAGTTGATTGTAATAATTCCAGCGCGGCTACTTTTTTAATGCCACGGTCATCATAAAAACCGATAACATCGGGATCTATATCATCAACGCAGAGTTGATTTTCCATGTGATAACGGTCAATTTGTGCCGACTCTTCTACAGAACGCACCTCACTACGGCTTAATTTTTGGTAGGTATCTTCATCTGGTGTTATTTGGCTCATCACCATATCATTGCGCTTTTGCTCTACCATTGTTTTACCGAACTCTTTCATCGCCTTTGCTGATTTGATGTCGTCTTCATCTTTAGCCATGAGACCCACTCGATAACCGTCTGCTATTAAAATTAATAACAGATTATTTGCAAAGTCATTTCGTGCCATGTTTTCGCTGGCGATCGTGCTTAACCTTACTTCATCAAAAATCGTTTTTCGTCGGCGCAAAATAATTTCATCGTCCGTTTCTTCAAAATCAACGGTAAACTCATCTGCTGCAACTAATCCTCGGTAAATAGCTTCTCTGTCAGTATCGCGTTGGGTATTATTAATACCAATACCTAATACATAGTCGCAGGCCGTGCGGTCTCTTCGCATCATTTGCACCGCATCAGTTGGAGGTACGACACAATGAAAAATAGAAACATGTTTATCAAAATGCTTAGTGGTAATTGAAACACCAGAGCTAATGGCTGGCGAGTAAATAATAACGTCATAGTTTACACATTCAGTGTTTGGCGAGTTCAGGAACGCCTCAACTGCCGCATCAGATTTACTGTCTTTATGTACGTGCAAAACTTTTAATTTAGGAAATTTAGCGAGCAGAACTTCAACCATTTTCATGCCGTCTTTTGCTGAGTCATTTGCAACCAGCACTTTTTTTCCTTGCTCAGCCGATTTGATCACTTCAGAAAACGCACTATCTACATCAGTGTGTAAAATATTAATATGGTTGCAACCGCCTTCAACTTCGATGATATAAATCGGTTCACCTGGTCTTGCCATTTCGCATAGTTCAACAAGTTCATCATTTGCATCAGCATCACACAGCAATACTCGGTTTGATGCCTGCATTGCGGCAATTAGCCCGTCCATTACTTTTACTGGATTATCCACAGTTCCGTTCGCCACATGGCGCATCACTTGGCTAGCTTCATCAATACATAACGTATTAACCGTTTCAAACCAGCTAAGACCGTCATTATTTTTAAATTTTGGTTTGATAATTGAATTTACGCAACAGGCCAAATGTGAAATATATGGCATTTCTACGGCCATCACCTCTTGGTAATTGCTAATATCTAGCCTTGTTGATGCGTCACCAATTAACGAAATTCGGTGAGCAACATACGCTGACTTACTTTCGCCATGCATGAGTGGCCTGATGAGTTTTTCCGTTTTACCAGAACCCATCGGTGCGCGTACAATTACACTACCTTGCAAGCTATTTACTAAATCTAAAATACTATCAGGCAATAGTACATTGTTATGCTCTGGCACATATTTGCCCTCGAGCTTAATATAGTTAACATGAGATTTTGATAATGTATGATTAGAGAATGAGCGTAAACTTTTTGCTTTATGTAATTTTCCTTTTGCCAGCCATATAATCCTACTTCTTACTTTAAAGTGATTAATAGAGCAGTTGGCAGGGAGATTATTCATTACATAATTAAAAACATCTTCTGAACTATGCACGATTGGTGAAAGCATCATGCCTGCACCTACCGCCTTTAATGCTTCATCGGTTGCATTATTTTGTCCTGAATATCTCAATCGTTGTAAGCAATAATCAAAATAATGAGATTCCGCTTTGAGCTTGCAGGCTCTTGATTTTATTTGTTTAGCGAGTTCCTTTAAACCAATAAGACAATGTATGTCATTCCAATCGGTAGGTTTTGTTTGTAATTGTTCTTCGTCCAGTTCAGAAAATTGTGGTAATACAGCTCGTACATTTAATTCTTTATGTATCTCAAGTGCAGTTAATACACCTTTGTTGCCGACGTGTGGTTTCCATGCGTCGTTATCTGCCGCATTAATTAATCCAAGGTCTGGCATAACGCGCTTGTATTCACGCACAACCTTCTTTAAATTGTCGGCGTTCATGGCAACAACAACAGGTACACCCGTTGCTAAATAAATACTCGCGCCCGTTGCAAAGCCCTCGCAAACATAAACCCACTCAGCATCATGCAAATCACCAATAATACAATGTGCCCCATCAAATTGATGGTCATCAACTGCCACAGTGTATTTTTTGAATTGATCATATAAACGCTGAAGTCCGATATATTCGCCATGCACGTCATGCAAGCGAACTGCTACAAACTCACCATGCTGGTCGTGTAGACGTTTAAGTTCGATGGCTTCGGTAATTTCACTGATGTTTTTCCGTTGTAGATAAGGAAAAGAGCCATCTTCTTGGGATAAAAATCGGACAGCCCCGTGAGGTTGCGGGGTGGTAATCTGTCCGATGAAAACTGATTGATATTCTAAGTGGTCACGCTGGCGTTTTTCTCTGGCCAGCTTTTCTTTTGCTGCTAACTCAGCAAGACGAGTTTCGCGTTCAGTACGCTTGATTTTTTGTGCTTGTTGCCACTGTTGTAATTTTGCTGGTTCTAACTGTACACCTTTTTCAAGTTCGTACATTTCGAGCAACGCTTTATAACCGTCAAATGTTGCAGTATAGCCACTATCTTTTTTAGTTGTAAAGTTGACATGCGGGTATTCAATACCACCTGCTGTGCGCTTGATTGAGCCATAAATGGTTACTTTACCATTATAGCTTTTCTTTAAAGTGCCAACTTTGCCACGAAATTTTGTATCGTTGAGAACGATATGATTAGAAACACTGTTCCAGTCAATCTGAACATCTGCTGCGATGTCTGAGAGATTGTGATGACAGTAATCAAGGAGGGAATAGGGATCAGAGTTAAATCGCTCTTGATAGAAATTTTGTAATGTAGTTCTTTTTTTATTAAACATTAAAACCTCATAAAACACAAAGATACAAATGCACAAAAGCACATTTAATCAAATGATTGCAATCTTGAGGTGGGTGTTCTACACTACGTAATGTCAATTGTTTTTGCGTAGTGTTGACTCGGGTGCCAGCCCGTTATAAAACCAAACCTCAAGCTAAATAATTCTTAAAAAACCTAAGTTACCAGCTTAGGTTTTTTTCGTTTTAGGGTATAAACCCTTGAAAACTTATTTCATTTTCTAATACACCTACAAAAAAATAGTAGACATAGGTAACTATGGCTACGTTAGTTTACTTTATAAATTCAACTATTAGCAAATAAAAATATTACCGATAGTCAAAAACCTTGATCCACATGACACACCATATCAAAAACCACCCCACAAATGATTATTTCTTGCTCTATTTTTATTAGAGGATATTGAGGGTTAAGTGGTTTTAGGTACTTCTCTGCACCATCTGTTACTAGCTGCTTAAATGTGGCTTGTTCTGTGTCTGCTGTCATAGCAACTACATACGACATGTTATCAGCTTGTTTGTTCGGATCTACTAATATAAAACACCCTTCTGGGAAACTAGCTTTGTACGGAGACTGCATGCTGTCGCCTCTAACTTCTAGTGCATAACATCTGGGAGGGAGGTTTGCTCTCGGTGCTACTATCCATTTGTCACACATCTCTGGTAGTACGGCCTTTTCTGCATCAGTCCAGTTGCCCGCTTGCACCCAAGATAAAACAGGCACGCGCTGAATAGGGTCATCTTGAATTTTAGCCAAGTGCCCACCTTCTGACTCAGACAATATCAGATCGATAGTGGTGCCCAATGCGCGAGCTATATTTCTTGCTATTAGCACATTCGGGAGAAGTTCATTTCTCTCAATACGCGAAAGATGACCTGGCTGTATTCCACCATGTATCTCTTCGCACATTTTGTGCAAAGTCCAGCCTTTGGCTTTTCTTAATCGTCTTATGACGTTACCTAGATTCATATTGTGATGATCACCTATATTTTTGTAACTTTCAATTGCATATATGCAAAAAGTAATTGCATCATTATTTGTTTATATGCAAAAATGACGAGTACCCAACACTTAGTCGTATAGGACGCTAAAAAATGACGGAAGATAAAATAATTATAGCACACACAAATCGCTTACTTCAGGAGACTCCGTGGAGTATCGAGCGGTTTGCGACCGAGTTGCTAGCACCCAATCTGGAAGCATTAGAGCTAAGCAATGAAACAAAAATAACTCAGGCCGACGAGTATCTTCGCTGGAAAACAGCAAAAGGTGTTCAAGTCGGTCGAATTTTACGTGCAACAATGAATTTCCCAATGTCTTGGAAATGGGCATGGGTTAATGCCTTACCTGAGCCTTATCACTCACAATGCAGAAAAGAATTACTTGCGTTAGCAGGTGTACTTGATGTGCCAGTTCCTCAAATTAAAAGCACTAAATGTGGTTGCGCTACTAAAGCTAACTTGGCAGACATGATGCGAGAGTTTGCTGATGTTGTTGCCAGTTCCTCTCCAGCGCAAGATGGTATTTATGATGACAATGACAATAAAGCTGATACTCAAAAATATACCGATGAAATTATAGATGTAATTGAAGTTCTGCATCGAGAGCTATTGGCTGTTTTTCAGGGAACAGGCTGTATTAGCAAGCGCTCTCATTTAATAGTAGTAAAGGCAGTCAGTTAATGGGTGATATCGCAGACCAAGCTCAAAGTCTTATAGAGCAACAATTAGCAGTAAGTTTATCGAATATAAAACCAAGCATTAATACCACTTTACCCAGTGCCATGTGTTGCGATGAGTGTGATGAGGATATTCCTCAAGAGCGTCGCGCCATGTTGCCAGGTGTTCGTTTATGCGTTGGTTGTGCATCTGAAAAAGAGTTGCATCAACGACAATATAGATAGAGGTGGTAATGAGACAGGGACACACTGAACAACAACTCGACTGGATGCGCGTGAGAATATTTCAGGCGCATTCGTTACATTTACAGGGGCAGTCTTTATTTGATGGTACTCAGTATTGTATTCCTGCATCTCATATTAAGCGTGCTAAAAGCAAAGAAGAAAGAATGGAAAAATCAGTGCGAGGTGAGTCGTTCGTGAGAGGCCGTGAAGTACGCAAAGGTAAAAGCTCAATGCCGTTACCGCCTTGGGCATTTGAGGATAGTCGTGTTGTGCGTTTTGTTAATGCTTTACCTGACGCACAACGAAATTGGGTAATGTATGCATATAGTGATTGTTACAGTTGGGATCATGAATCTGGTGCTGTATGTGCTTTATGGTCTGAGTTTGATTCTGTAGTCGGTAATGTGCGCGAAGAAACGAAACAAAAACTCAAAGGCATGGCGTATCTTTGTGTGCAAGATTACAAGGCAATTAAAAATCGTGGCAAACCTGCTCACCTCCCCTCTCGTATTCGCACTTTAATTGATGTGCCCGATGGTAACTGGCGTCGAGATTGGTTGCCAAGATGGCGCAAAATGCAAAAAATATTAGGTGATTTTGATAGTCATGCACTCGCTAAAGTATTGGAGGTGATGCGTGACAAAGCCGCTTGAAATAGTTAATTGTTCCCAGTGTGGAACAAAACCAGAAATGCGCCACGATGAAAAACGTGGTCTTTTTATGCCTGCCTGTCCTAAATGCAAATATCATGCAGACCCGTTTTATACAGAGAATGGTGCAATTTATAGGTGGAATAAAATTAATGAAGCACATCGAGAGTGTCTAGGTTGCTCTGGCCAGCCTAAGTTACGTCATAGCAAATTGCGTGATATGTGGTTATTGCAATGCAGGGGCTGTGGCTGGAGAGGTCATTTAAGCCACACCGTGCAAGGCTCCCTCGTTGGCTGGCATAGAGCTAATGAAAAAGGCAATAGCCATACAGCAATGCTTTGGCATGCTCGTTATGCTGAATTGCAGGAACAGCAACAAACATCAGGAATGGGTAGATGAATTTTAACACTAACACTGAAAACAAAGAGGAATATTTAACTCCTCCTGAAATTATTGAGTCACTTGGTAGGTTTGACTTAGATCCTTGCTCACCAGAGGAAGATATTCGTCCTTGGGATACGGCTAAAAAACATTTTTCAAAAAGCCAAGATGGTTTAACTCAAAACTGGGTCGGTCGCGTTTGGTGTAACCCTCCTTATGGTCGAGATACTTTTGTTTGGTTGGAAAAGTTAACCGAACACGGCAATGGTATGGCTTTGATTTTCGCTAGAACAGAAACAATAGGTTTTCATAAGCATATTTGGAACAAGGCTGATGCGGTATTTTTCTTTAAAGGTCGAATTAAATTTTATCATGTTGATGGTACGCAGGCTGGAGCTGCTAACGCACCTAGCTGTCTTGTTGCGTATGGCAAAAACAATGTAGAAGCATTACAAGCAAGTGGGTTAAAAGGCCGACTTGTTATTTTGAACGAAAGCCATTTGGCAATGGCAATTTAAAACCAGAGACTAGGAGTAATACATGAGCAGACAACCATTAGATAAAGGGCGTGTTGCGTACATAGCTGAAAAGTATCAGAGCAATCAACGTGATCCGCAATCAGGGCAACCCGTTAATAAAAATCGTTATGCGACGGTAGGTCGTGCAACCAAGTGGGCAAACCAACAGGGTGAAAGTGTTGAGCTTGAATTAGATACAATGCCCATTGGCCACAGCGGATCGTTGAAATTGTTTATTTTTTGGGATAGCAATAACAACAACGCGCAACAAGTGGCACCACAGCAATATTCAGCTAATCAGGCTCAAGGCGGCTATCAACCAGCACCACCACAACAGGCTGGGCAACCCGCTCCGCAATATCGTTAAAGGTTGGCTGGTATGAGTGATTTACATTTAGATGCTATTAAAAACCCTAGTCATTATCACATTTTAGATGGTGTCGAATCTATTACAGTTATTGCCAGTGCAATGACGGTGGAAGAGTGGAGAGGTTTTTGTTTAGGTAATATTTTAAAATATCGAATTCGAGCTGGGAAAAAGGATAAATTAGAACAAGATATCGGTAAAGCTGATTTTTACAATGAGCTTTTTGTGCAGCATAAACATTTATGTAGAACTTCTGTGAAATGATCCCTTTACATAAATATTGCTGTGATCGTTGTGGTAAAGATTGTAAACATCCTCAATATGATTTTGTCTGTTGTGGTGATTTGGTAGATTTAAAAAAATCTTATCAGGTGTATGGCGTTCAAAAATTATGTAAACATTGTGGGGACAAGGCAAATAAATTTGTTGATTATTACGGAAAAAAGCACTCCCAAGACTTACGTAATTTAAGAGCTTATTTATTATCTGGTACGCGTAGCATGGTGTTGTCACAACAACTGTATAATAGCTTGCATAACGCAGGCTATTATTAACTTAACTAGACACCAGCCACTAAGTCTTTAAAATAACGTGCTTATTTTGTATCAAGGATAAACACATGAATAAAAACATCTTAGTTGTTGGTGCAGTGGTTTTTGCTGTTGTGCTTTTTTTGGGATTTGGTAATAGTTATCAAAAAGCGGTTGATCATGTTGAGCTGGCTTATATAAATACATACTCCAGTGTTAAAGGGTATGCGGTTAAGTGTCAGCACAAAGAGATTAATGAGCGCCAATGGCTACGCTGCGCAAGTTCACCAGTTAAGAATATTGGGCTATGGGAAATTGTTGGAGTTGAAGGGCAGTATGAATACTTGGCGAGCAATGGAAAAGCGTTATCTGCTATGAATAAGTTTAATCAGCCAGAGTTTAAGCGTAACCCATCATCAACGAATGTGTTGAGTACATTTGATGATTAGAACAAATACACAAATGATTAAATGATGAAATGTTTAAAAACTTGTTGACACAATGACACGCCTAGAGCTATCATTTTGCTAAATTACGAGAAGTATATAAAAAAGCCTGCCACCGAGCAGGTTTTTTTGTGCCCGTAAAACAACAAAAGCACAAATAAACATTTATACAAACCCACCTTTGAGTGGGTTTTTTTATTGGAGTTGAGATATGGATGCGACCAATCTTATAGCGTTACTAACTCTGATTGTGTTGGCCGTAGGCGGATTATTGTCTTTGCTATGGAGCAAGGTTAATGCGATGTCTCAACAAATTGCCGATGAACGAGTTAAATCTGCTGAAAAGTATATTACGACCCATGACATGGAGCGTCGCTTAGAGCAGGCCATTGCCCCGTTGGAGAAGATGATGGAGCGCATGGAAACTCAAAACAATCAAATTGTTCAACTATTACAAAAACATTATGCGGAGGTTAGTTAATGTCTAACAGCACAATTAAACGCTCTGCTATTGCAGAGGTGATAGAGCGAGAGGGCGGTTATGTTAACCATCCAGATGATCGTGGAGGCGCAACTTGCTGGGGTGTCACTGAGCGAGTTGCTCGACAGCATGGCTATCACGGTGATATGCAACATTACCCAGTCGAGTTGGCTATCGATGTTTATGATGCAGAGTATTGGCAACGGCTAAAACTGGATGATGTTGCTAATTACAGTATTGATTTAGCCTGCAAAATTTTTGATTTCGGTGTTAATAGCGGAATAAAGAGAGCAGGTATTCATTTTCAGCGGTTACTAAATTCATTAAATAATCGTGGTACATATTACCCTGATTTAACAGTGGATGGTTTAGTTGGCCAGCAAACTATTTCAGCATTGGATGGTTTTGCTCGTAAGCGTGGTAAGCATGGCTTATCTGTTTTAGCTGAATCATTAAACGGCCTACGCATTGCTTTTTGTGTTGGCATTACAGAAAACAATGAATCACAAGAGGCGTTCTCTTTTGGTTGGTTGTCTCGCATTGTTAAACTTTAGGAGTAGTTATGGGTTTTATTAGTATTGCGCTTGGCCTTGCCAAACTTACAGGCTTGGATAAGAAAATAGGTCGCTGGATTGGTGGTGATAATGGTGAAGCTGTTGCTGAGAAAGTGGTTAGCATTGCCCAGCAAGTTACAGGTTCTAATTCACCAGAACATGCACTATCTCAATTAGAAGCAGATCCAAACAAACTGATTGAGTTTGAACAAGCGATGCATGAGCGTGAGTTTGATCTTGAAGAGCTTGCGTACAAAGACCGCGAAAATGCTCGAGCTATGCAGGTTGCTGCTTTGCAAAGCAATGATAAGTTTTCTAAGCGTTTTGTTTATTATTTCGCTATCGGTTGGAGTTTGTTTGCGTGTGCATATTTAGCATTCATTACATTCGCTGAAATTCCTGAAGCGAATATCCGTTTTGCTGACACAGTGCTGGGCTTTTTATTGGGCACAGTATTGGCAGGTATGTTTGGGTTTTTCTATGGCTCAAGCGCAGGCAGTGAACGACGCTCTGAGCAACAAGATTTACAGGCAGCTATCAAAGCTAACGCCTGACGTCAGTAACACCTCTGCAAGTTGTGCCCTAATTAAAAACTAGGAGCGCAGGCTGTACGATTTGCAGTTGTAATAGGCCAGAGACCTACCCGTGACCTACACATGGATCGGGTAGAGAGGCAAGCCGAAGCTCCGAACGACTAAGTGATGCTAGTCACCTGTTATGTGTAATGGGTAAACGCTGACGGTGGGGAATAGACCCACAAATTAAAAGGTACTCCCGGGCAAATAGCAACAGACGGGGGGCTAACCCGCGCGGTGTGCGTCGGTTTGAACTTTTTTTCTCAGTCCTTTCTCCTTTTTGGGTGAGAAAGGAATTAATTGAGGCACTACCCCACCAAGCGAGAGCTGACGGGGCTTGTGTTTTTCCTGATGTGCTTGTTATCGAGCAAATCAGAAAGGACACATTCACACAAAAACACATTTAAACAAAAATACATTAGTCCTTTCTCACCGAGGTGCATTGTGGGCATTTTAGTTTCTAAAAAAGGCTTGGCTGACTTACTCGGCAAATCACCAAAACACATCAGTAATTTAATTGATGATGGTTTGCCAGTTGAAGGTGGTGGAGGTCGCGGTAAAGCTGTTGAGATAGATTCTGAATCAGCAATCAATTTTTTAATCCGCAGAGAAATAGCCAAACGCTTAGGTGACGAAGAGGACGACGGTAGTAATCAAGCTGATGCCGATCTTGAGTTAAAGCGAGTCAGAAAGGAAAAAATTGAGCTGGAAATTGACATCAAAAAACGGGGCTTATTACCGTTTGATGCAGTTGAGAGTATTTTATTTTTAATTGCGAACGTGTATGCGACGCAGCTGGATTCGCTTGCAAGCCGAGTCGCCAGTGATATGGCGGTGTTAGATGACCCAGCAGAAATTAGACAATTATTATTCAAGGAATGTCGAGGAATACGGGAGGCAACTGCCGACCGCCTCGGTACTGAAATTCAAAAACTCACTCAAGAGATTGATGAAATCACTATCAGTGATGCAATCTATGGTGACAGCTCCACCGCTGAGGAATAGTGCAGAGTGGGCGAGTGCTGAACGGGTTATGCCGTCGTCCTCCCCCATTCCTGGCAAATTCGACGCCTCACGAAATCCATACATTATCCCGATTGCTGAGGCTGTTGCTGATTTTCGTTTTAACAAAATCACTGCGGTTATGGGCACGCAGATGGGTAAATCGGTTGGGCTAGAAAATATCGTCGGGTGGCGATTAGATGACGACCCAACACCTATTTTATATGTGGCTCCAACTACATCAATGATTGATAACACCATAGAGCCACGCTTTATGGATATGTTTCGCCAGTGCGAGTCATTAAATCGAAAATTCAACTGGACAGGTTCCACTAAGTACACCAAGTGGTTATCAGGTGTAAAGTTTCGTTTTGCATGGGCTGGCTCTCCGACTGAGCTAGCAGGTGACTCCGCAGGTTTTATTTTGGTTGATGAAGTCGACCGAATTGTTAATACAAGCGAGGGTGATACCACAGCAATTATTGAAGCGCGTGGCGATGCTTATGTTGACTCTAAAGTGCTTTATACGGCAACACCAACCTCTGGCAAGGTTGAACGAGTCGAACACCCCAACACTGGTCTTATGGTTTGGGGTGTTCAAAAAGAGAGTAAGTTACTTGGCTCTAAAGTTTGGCAATTATGGCAAGCGGGCACTCGACACGAATGGCAGGTGCCATGCCCTGATTGTAACGACTACTTTTCTCCATCCAGTCATCTTATTTGGTGGCACGGTAAAAGAGGGGAGGATTTAGTTGAGCCAACAGTTGCTGCTAAAACGGCTAGATTGAATTGTCCGCATTGTGGCAGTCAAATAAAAGATAAATTCAGACAGGGCATGAACAAGCTCGGTCGAGCTGTTGCACCTGGAGAAGTATGCAAGAACGGCATAGTGACAGGAACAGCAGATACAGATGGAAACAACCACTATTCATTATGGGTGTCAGGGCTATTTAGTTTTTCAGCTAAAAAAAGCCTTGGTTATTGTGCCCAGCGTTTATGTGCAGCCGAAAACAGCGGTGACCCTGCCACATTGCAGGGCGTATTAAATACCGTTTTCGGTGAATGTTATGCAGGCTCAGGTGAAGTACCAGAGTGGCAAGCTGTTCGTGCAATGGCGCATAAATATCATTTAGGTGAATTACTCAACCCCCCTGCGTTATTGCTTGGCACAGTTGATGTGCAAAAAAATCGACTCGTTTGGGTTGTTCGGGCGTGGTATGAGGGCATGGGTAGCGCATTAGTTGATTGCGGTGAATTGTGGGGTGACACATTACAAGATGATGTTTGGGATCAGTTGAGTGAGCTGCTCGAGCAAACATTTGATGGTGTGGCCATTGATGATTTTGGCATTGACTGTGGTTATCGAGACGACAAAGTTTTTGATTTTGTCCGTGATCATAAAGGCAAGGCTCGTGCTTTACGTGGCGGTAGTTTAGATAAACCGTTTCGCGCTGTTCGTGTTGATGTAAATGAGCGCGGTAAAACACGTAAACGTGGTGATACGCGTTGGGATTTTGATTCATCACGCGCAAAAGCATGGGTACATAGCCGTATTGGTTGGGATAAAAAACGCCCTGCGTGGTGGGTTTTGCCTGCCGATATTAGTGAGTCATATTGTAAAGAGATCACAGGTGAAGAGTTCGACGAGGCCACTCAAGAGTGGAACCGTCTTGGTGAAAACCACTTTTTAGACTGTGAGGCTATGCAATACATGCTAGCCAAAATGAAAGGACTACATCGTAAAAAGAAAATCATCATGCTTGATGGTTTTACTGAAAAAGTTACTGCGCCAGTTGCTACGGAAAAAGAGGCTCCTCCAGTGCCGATGAAACCTGTAGCGGCTGCGCCAGTATCACAACAACAACCAGATAGCTGGCTAGGCCAGTATGCAGATGATTGGATTTAAATATGTATTCACGAGCGCAAGCTAAACAGATGCTGGATTTTTACATCGAGGCTGAGACTCGGGTGCTATCTGGCAAAAGCATTACTAAAGACGGTAGAACGTGGACACGGGAGAACTTAGTCGATATTCGCAAAGGTCGCCAAGAGTGGGAAACAATTTACCGTAACTTATCACCCAGTCGCTCATCAGGTATGCGATTAGCAGAGTTTTAGGCGGCTAAATGAATAAAGTTGAAAAGATAATCAGGGCTATCAGCCCAAGCTGGGCGTTAAATAGAGCGTATAAGCGTTATTCAATCAACGCTTATGAGGCCGCTAAACCCAGCCGAACGAACAAAAAAAATGGTAAAGGCGAAAGCGGTGAGTTTCAAGTTGGCCGTTACGGTAAAACATTAAGAGATCAGGCTCGTTGGCTTGAAGAGAATAATGATTTAGTTGATGGCTTACTGAGTACGCTTGTTAACAACATAGTCGGTAAAGATGGCATTAGTGTTGAGCCGATGCCACTCGATTATGAAGGCAATATCCATCAAGGTTTTGCTAAACAGCTTTTACAAGTTTGGTCAGATTGGTCGGTAAAACCAGAGTCAACAGGCAACTGGACTCGACCAGAGCTTGAGCGTCTGGTTTGTCGTACTTGGCTTAGGGACGGTGAATGTTTTGGTGAGTTACTGCAGGGGCATATAGCAGGGTTTAAACACCCTAATAAAGATGTGCCGTTTTCATTGCAAGTGATGGAGCCTGATTTTTTCCCGTATTCACTAAATCAGCCTAAAAATTTAATTACGCAGGCTATTCAGCGTAATCAATGGGGGCAGGCAACGCATTATCATGCACTGCTTAATCACCCAGGTCATTTTGATAATTATAGTTATCGAGAGCAAACGCGAGCTATTAGTGCGGATAGTATTTTGCACATCAGGCAGGTTAAGCGTTTGCACCAAGGCCGAGGCGTTAGCATCTTGGCTAGCACAATGCAGCGCATATCAGGGCTACAAAATTATGAAGAATCTGAGCTAGTTGCTGCACGAATTGCAGCGGCTATGGCGTTCTATATTCGCAAAGGCGTAGCTGAAGATTACGACTCAAATGATCAAGCTGAGTCGCGCAAAAATATGCCTATTTCTCCTGGTACCATTTTTGATGATCTGCGCCCAGGTGAAGATGTTGGCACTATTGAGAGCAAGCGGCCTAACGCGTTGCTACAGAAATTTAGAGACACAATGGTCAGGGCTATTTGTTCTGCCACGGGTGCAAACTTTTCTACCGTAGCAAAACAGTATGACGGCACTTATTCAGCGCAACGACAAGAGTTAGTCGAGTCGTATTTAAGCTATGGCGTGATGAGTAATTCATTCATTGCCCAGTGGTCTCGCCCTGTTTACCGCGAGTGCATAAAAATGGCGTTGCTCAGTGGCAAAATCACAGTGCCGCCAGATGTTGACCCGAACACCGTGTTATTAGCGTATTACCAAGCTCCAGTCATGCCGTGGATAGACCCAGCAAAAGAAGCTAAAGCCAACAATGAGATAGTTGCAGGTGGTTTTGGTACTGAAGCTGAAGTATTGCGAGCAAGGGGTAAAAACCCTGCTGAAATGAAGCGGCAACGTGCTGCGGAAATTGCAGAAAATCGCAAACAAAAACTGGTGTTTAAGTCTGATCCTTTCCACGAATATTACGGAGCAAAACGTGAAGAAAACAAAAATACTTCAAGCAATGGCGGCAATCACAGTAACAAGTGACCTTGCCGATACATGGTACAAAGTTCAAGCATCAGCCAGTAATGACAACGCTGTTGATGTGATGATTTATGGTGACATTGGTGCATGGGGCATTAGCTCCCAGCAATTTGCGAAAGAGTTCGCCCCTGCGGCAAGCGGTAAAAAACAAATCAATGTGCATCTGCATAGTTTAGGTGGCGATATCCTTGAGGGGTTAGCTATTTACAACATGATAAAAAATCACCCTGCGACAGTTGATGTGTTTATTGGTGGTATTGCCGCCAGTATGGGCAGTGTGATTGCAATGGCAGGCGACACTATTCATATCCCAGAAAATGCGTGGATGATGGTGCATAAACCGTGGGGCATTCAGGGCGGAAACGCTGATGATATGCGCGAATACGCCGACCTGTTAGACCAATTTGAGAGCAGTTTAATGCTCGCATATACCAGTAAAACTGGAAAAACCGAAGATGAATTGTCTGAACTATTAGCTGCAGATACATGGCTAATGGGGCAAGACGCAATTGACCAAGGCTTTGCCGACAAACTCACCGATGCAGTTGATATTTCTGCGTCAATATCAACGAACAGAATTAAGGATTACGCAACCATGCCTAAGCAAGCGAAAAACTTACTGGTGAAGCCAGCGGCAAGCACCAATGTACCAAAACCTAAACCAAACGATAACAATGATCCAAATGGTGCTGACGCACTAGCGCAATTTAAAGCGCAAGATAAAGAGCGTCGCACAGGTATTCAAGCCGCATTTAAAGGTTTTGAAGACCAGCACGGTGAATTACTCAACTCTTGCTTGATTGATGTTGATGTTGATGTTGCTCAAGCAAAAGATCAGCTATTAGCAGCACTGGGCAAAGGTAAAAAGCCAGCTCAGGGTGGCGCGCACATTCATGTCGGTAACGGCTCTGTTGTTCGTGAACACATGGGCAACGCACTAGCTGCTCGCGCAGGTTTAGAAACCATCGAAACGGACAACGGCTTCCGTGGCATGACTTTACAAGAAATGGCGCGTGCGTCATTAAGTGAAGCAGGCATTAGCCCTTACGGCATGGATCGTCAAGAAATGATCGGCATGGCATTTACTCACACATCAAGTGATTTCGGTGAAATTCTCTCTGATGTAGCGCGTAAATCAATGTTAAAAGGTGCTAAAGAAGCCAATGAAACTTTCCAAGATTGGACGACTAAGGGTCAATTATCCGACTTTAAACCGACCAAACGTGTTGGTTTAGACTCGTTCCCGACTTTAGATAAAGTGCCAGACGGTGGTGAGTACAAATATGCCACTATTAACGATACTGGTGAAACCATTCAGCTGGCCACTTACGGTAAATTGTTCTCAATTACTCGTCAAACCATCATTAATGATGATTTAGGTGTGTTTTCAACTGTCCCGTCAAAAATGGGTCGTGCGGCTATCCGTACCGTGGGTAACTTGGTTTATGCCGTGTTATTGGCTAATCCTAAAATGGCAGATGGTAAAGCCTTGTTCCATGCAGACCATAAAAACCTGTTAGCGGCATCAGGATTAACAGCGGCTGATTTAGACAAAGCGGCTCAGATGATGGCATTACATCAAGACTCGGCTGGTAGCGTTTTAAATATTGAGCCAGAGTTTTTAATTGTGCCTCGAGCATTAAAAGCGCGAGCATCACAATTAGTTAACTCAATGTTTGATCCCGATGGCAAACACAGCAACGTGCATAACATTGCTCACGGTATTGCCAAAGTTGTCGCAGACGCGCGTATTGATGCAGCAATTAAATCAGGGCAACCATTGCCGTGGTTTATGGCAGCAGGCAACGGATTTGACACTATTGAAGTGGGGTATTTGGACGGCAACGACACACCTTATCTTGAACAGCAAAATGGCTGGTCAGTTGACGGCACCGAGTTCAAGGTTCGCCTCGATGCAGGTGTGAGCGCATTGAGCCATCGCACCTTGGTTAAAAACCCGGGTCAATAATTAATAAAGCGTCACGAGATAATCATGGCGCTTTTATTTTGTCTTATTTTTGGAGAGTTTCTAATGAAAAACTTTATCGCACACGGTCATACTTTGACCTTAACTGCGCCAAGTGGTGGTGTAACGGCAGGTGTTCCCGTGGTAATCGGTGCATTGCTGGTTATTCCTAAGCAGTCTGTTGATCAAGGCGAACAATTTACTGCTGAGTACCGTGGTATTTTTAAAATTGCTAAAGCAGCGGCTGATACACCAGCGCAACTTGCTAAGGCTTACTGGAATAGCTCAAACAGCGAATTAACAACCACTGCCACTGGCAATAAATTAGTTGGTTTATTTGCTGAAGTTGGTATTGCCACTGTAGCTGAAGTCGAAGTATTGCTAACAGGTGAATTCTAATGCTAGGTGGCTTTGATGATTTAGTGGCTGATATGGATATGGGATTGCTCGATGCCTCGACAGGTTTTGGTAAAACTATCCGCATTATTGGTGACACTATCGTTAAGGCCGACGCATTAATTCTTGATGATGAAACAACGGACAGGTTGATTTCGAGCGGTGAAAAGCCTCGAGGTATGCGTGTTCGTCCTGGCATTAAAATTCAAATGCGTACTGCTGATGTGCCAGACCCGTATCAAAACCACCTTGTGCGGCTAGATATGGGTGGCATTGATTATCATATTGCAGATGTCGAGCCAGTGGATAACAACCTATCTGTATTAAGTCTTGTGCCGTACAAAGCGAAGCAAGCAGGAACTGATGGCTGGCTGAAAGATGAGGTTTGATCATGTCTGGCGTAACATCTTCATCAAATTGGCGTTGGCATAGACGACGAGAGTTAACTGGGTATCTGAATATTGATTTAGGTGCAGATACCCATGCTATTACCAGTGGCCTACCCAATATTAATGGCAAAATTACCAAGGCGGTTAATCGTGCCACTAAAAAAGCCGCACAATGGTTAATTACTCATTCCGTGCGAGAAATGGCAAAAGAGCTAGGTATAAAGCAAGCCCCATTAAAGCAGCGTTTTAGAGTCGACTTTAACGGTGGAAATGTTCATATATGGGTCGGTTTATTAGAAATTGGTGCCCAGCATATTGCTAACCCACAACAAAATGCTGCAGGTGTAAAAGTCGGTAAAGAGCAGTACGACGGTGCTTTTTACAAAACCATTTATGGCTCTGAAGGGCGAGTTTATATTCGAGCTAAGCGCAACAGAGTATTTAAGCACTCGGTTGTTCGTCAGCGCAGGCGATTATCTCCGCATTATGATCACGGATTTATGGGAGATAACGATGGTCGTTTTCCTGTGCAAACTATTGGTGTTGCTATAGAAGAGGTCGGCGAAGAAGTATTAGGTCGTTATGAGCGCAGGCTTAATAAGCGTTATCAAGAAATATTAGAGCAAGAGCTTAATTACGCACTCAAGGTTGAAACATGAAACAACCCTCAGATTTATATGATGCTATTTTAGCAACCTTGCAACAGCGGCTTGCAGACGGTGTAACCGTAGTGAGTTATGCCGATTTTGGTGAGGTTGAACTTTTTGATGCAATGGTACTGATTGAGTTTGAACAAAGCTCCAGTGCAACGCGCGGCCATGACGGTCGTTATTGTCATCAATACGATATTACATTACATGCTGTTGTCGGTCGTCACCGAAAAAGAGCAGAGCTAGAAGCGATTAACTTATCTGCTGCTATTGAGCGTGTAATAGATGAAAATTTATGGGGCTTACCCAGTCTGCAAATTGATTTACCTGAAAATATAAAATCTGCACCCAGTATTTTTAAAGCAGGCTCAGATGGTTATGAAGCGTGGGGTGTGAGTTTTAATCAGCGCATTTATTTGGGTGCATCGTTGTTAGATGATGATCCCATTGTTCGAGAAGTTTGGGTCGCAACATTACCTGAAAATGTTGATGACATTAATCAGTACGACAAACAATAAGAGATAGCTATGCGAGAACTTATCCGCTCACTCATTCGTGCTGAGTTGCAAGAATACGGTGACACTATCACCGAACTCACCGAAGAAATTGACGAGTTGCATCGCAGGCTGAGAAACATGATCCGCGTGGGTGTTTGCAGTGAAGCAAGCAAAACCACCGTTAAAGTAAAGCATGGTGATAACGAGACACCACAAATTAAATGGTTTGCTGCTAATGCGGGTGAGGTGCGTGAATATCGACGGCCATCGGTCGGTGAGCAGTGTTTACTATTAAATTATGCGGCTGGTGATAACAGTAGTCAGACGTTTGCCCTGTTCGGTGTCTTCAGTAATCAGTTTTCAGCCCCGAGCGAAACGGCTAGCGAACATAAACGAATTTACCCTGATGGCACTGATATTACCTATGACCATGAAGCGCATAAGCTAACCGTTATCATGCAATCGGGTACTGCTGATTTTGTGGTACCAGAAAAAGTCACTTTTGATACAGCTGAGTTGTATTGCACGGGTAGAGTCGTTGTTGATAAAGATATGCTGGTTAAAGACAGCATTAAGTCGAATAAAGAAATCACCGATAAAACGCGCTCAATGAGTGACGACAGAGATATTTATAATGGTCATGATCATAATCATGGCACTCCTAAAACTAGCCCAGCGAATCAACAACAATGATCGGAATTGACAGAAACACTGGCCGAACTCTAACAGGTTGGGAGCAGTTCATTTCGCGTGTTCAGCAGGTGATGAGTACGCGCATTGGCAGTCGTGAAAAGCGTCGGGCATTTGGTAGTCGAGTGCCTGAAACATTGGCTAAAAACATGAGCGAACAGCAATTAATGCTGGCTCAGTCTTATGCTATTGATGCGTTTTATTCTGCCATGAACGGCATTAGTGACTATCAGCCCACGCGCTGTATTGCTAGCCGTCATGCAAGCGGTATTGTCTTGCAATTTGAGGGAAACTGGCATGGGCAACCGAGAGAATTTAAGGTGAGTGTTTAATGTTTATTCCAGGACAAAATAATTTAGCGAAACCCGAAGTGGTTGCAGTGCCAACTTTTGAGCAGCAACTTATCAAATTTAAGCAGGCTGTTATTGATCATGTTGCAAAGAGCGACCCATCAATGGCGACTAGCGTTGAACAAACATTAAGTAATGAAGCAGAGATGGCCACAAAGATGGTTGAAGCTTGCACTGTAGTTTTACAAACTCGTATTCGTGAGTTGAATGAAGATGCGCTGCAGATGTTTGCGTATTGGGCTAACGGCACAAACCTTGATGCAAAAGTGGCTGATTTAGGTTTAGAGCGACAAAAATTAACCGAGGGAGATGCTAATGCCTTTCCTCCAGTCTTACCTGATTATGAATCTGATGAACATTTAAAGCTGCGTTATTTTTTAGCTCCGTATAGTTTCAGTAATGCTGGTCCGAAAATGGGGTATAAATATCACGCCATGACATTAGACGAACGGCCAACCATTACTGTTGACTCACCAGAGCCAGATAAAGTGATTGTCACTTATCAGTTTGAGCAAGGCTCAATGGTTGGCAAAGTGAAAGATGCGACGGGTGTGAGAACAGCGGCAGGCAAGGTTGATGTCATATTGCTTGCGCGTGATGGAGATGGCACACCGAGTGATGCGTTAAAGCTAGCAGTTGAAAATTATTTTAAGCGTGATGATGTAGCACCGACCACTGATGATATTACCGTCTCTAAAGCGGTGGTATTGCCCTATAAAATGCGTGCAATTGCGTACATTAGTAAAGCACCCGATACCTCGGTCACCAAAATAGAAGCGGAAAAATTATTAAATATTTATGCTGAAGAACAGCACCGCTTGGGCGCAACGATAGAGCCTAGTATGGTCACGCATTTATTGCATCAAGCAGGTGCTAAAAAAATAGATTTACTCGAGCCGTTAAGTGCAATTGATGCTACCGAACAACAAGCCCCCTATTGCCAGTTAATTGATATTGAGATCAGAACCCTATGAGCGAGCTAGAAAACGGTAGTGTGCTGCCTGATAACCGCAGCTTATTTGAGCGTGGTTTAGAGATAGCATTTACCCAGCTGCTCTATGAGATAGACAATCCTTATCCGCAACTATTAAATCCCAAACAAACCAATCAACCTGCCTTGCCATATTTAGCGCAAGACAAAGGTGTGACGGAATGGGACGCGAACGCACCCGAGAGCGAGCAACGGCAAACCGTGGCGAACGCTTGGCAGGTTCGCAGGCTGGCAGGTACAAACAAGGGGTTAACCCTTGCAATGGACTCACTTGAATACGATGCAGAGGTTACACCTTGGTATCAAATGACACCGCAAGGCCAACCCTATCATTTTGAAATAGTGGCATGGAAACGGCACAACGCACCGATTAATCAAGATGTTGTGCATCGCATGATCACTAATATTGAAGATTCAAAAAGTGAGCGAGACACGTACGAGTTAATTTTAGCCTTTGGTGTTGAAACGGGCTTAGGTGTATCGGCAGCCTATGATAGAGGCATCACTATTTTTGATGAGTCGTATCAGGGTGACATTGTGAGTGCGCCCATTGTGAGTGCAAATTTTCAGGCAGCAGGGGCTATTTATCATGCCACTGTTACCGACGACAACGCAGATAGCATTTTGCCCGACCTAACCGCCACTGGTGGCACCATTTGCATGGCAGGGGCACAGCGCATCTATTTATTTACTGATTTTTCTCCAGGAGCAACAACATGAGTGAGCCTCGTGTTCAGTTTACCAATGCTGGTTTAGCTGAATTAATTAGCGCAAAGAATATCGGGATCAAGGCTGCTATTACTCATATTGCAGCAGGTGATAAAAGTTACACACCTCTAGTTACACAAACCGCTTTAGTGAATGAAAAGCAACGAGCGGCTATTGTCGACTATGAAGAGATGAGTCAAACCTCGCTCCGCATGGGGGCTAAATTCACAGGCACATTAGAATATGAAGTGCGTGAAATTGGCTTTTATTTAGAGTCGGGTACGTTGTTAGCAGTGTATTCAGTACCGAATACTTTGCTGACATATAAATCGGCTAATAGTAGCTGGATTCAAAAATTCACCTTAGATATTTCTCCATTACCTACGGATAGCGTCACCGTTGTCGTCGGTACCGAAAATATTAATTTAATGATCTCAGAGGAGATCGCCACGTCATCTGCTGCGTTTATCGGAGCGCAAGCTGTTTGTGTGCGGCAGATTAAACAACAACTTATTATTGGCGAAAAATTACGAAAATTAGGAGTGTGATATGGGCTTAGAGCAAAGAATTACAGATATGGAAACGGCGTCATTACAGCAAACGAAGGCGTCACAGGATTTAGCAGCAGAAGTCTCAGGAATGATCGGAGCTATCGACAAAAAAGCAGATGATGCAATCTCCCGCGCTGAAGCAGACTTTAACAGCAAGACTGTTGAGTTAACAGCGCACTCAATAGAAGGCCATAAAAAAGCAATTGAAGATGCGTCTGGTGGCAGATGCACAATCCTTATTGACAGCCAGGGCAACCCCAACATAATGGTGAGAATTCCTCGCTTCAATTATGAAGATATTAACGCTCAAATACTCGCCAAGACGGGTGTTGATTTGCAGTTGGGCACAGGTGTACCGACAATGTTCTCATCAAACGGCGTAATTCGCGGAGAGGTTTACATCGCCAAGTACCTCGCTAGCTCTGGCCAAAATGGCGGGTGCGCAGTGGTCGGAGGCGTGCAGCCGCGAACCTCTGTAAATTACGATATGGCAAAGGCACTTTGCACGAACAAAGGCGCTGGGTGGCACATGATGTCAATTCATGAATGGTCAGCTATTGCACTCTGGTCACTTGCAAACGAAACTGTTCCGCGCGGAAACACAAATTACGGTCGTTCGCACGAAAACAAAATAGAAACCGCACGACGCTATGACAACGGCATGCCTGGCGACACCAGTGGCACAGGGCGCACAGACACAGGAAAAGGGCCATTAACCTGGGCGCATGACTATTCAGCGTGGGGCATAAGTGATTTAGTAGGCAACGTGTGGGAATGGATAGATCAGATGACGCTAGATAACGGGCAGGTGATCACAACGCTAGATAATGACCCAGGCATTGCAGAGTCGAACTGGCACAAACATCCTGCTTATTTTGACTCTGCGTCTGACAGTCAAAGCGGCACGGGTAATATTGGCTCGCCAATCTTGCACAACGCAGTCACTAAGCGCAACGGACCAATAAACGAAGACGGCTATGACTATCCGTACATGCATAATCCACACTTCGCTGCCGTCGGAAAATCTCTGCAGTATTCGCCGTCCGAGCTGCTTCGACGCCTGCTAATTGAATCAGCGTCAGCGACAACAGTAGGCGGTGGCGTGTGGGCGAGAAACTACGGCTACCGTATGCCGATCCGTGGTGGCGGCTGGAGCAATGGGTCTCACGCAGGCTTGGGCGCTCTCAACCTCAGCTACGCCCGTAGCAATGCGCACAGTAGCATCGGTTTTCGTCCCGCTTTCTTTGGGTAGTGGCCACTGCGTCTTGCTTGCCGCGCGGTAGCGCGGACATATCAACAAAGGAGTAAAGCAATTGACAGCCCTTGTAATTGAAGAAAAATGCAGGGGCATGCTCCTGTACGGTTATCAAGCCATAACGCATTTCCCAAAAAGCGAGCGCCATGTGCTTGGCGCAGAAATCAGGATTTCAATGCTGTCGCTTCAGCGACTTATCGTTACAGCATTTAAACGTTATCACAAAAAGACCACGCTGACCGATCTGGACATAGAGCTTGCGGTTCTCAAACGACAAGTTAGGTTGGCAAAAGACCTGCGCTACCTCAATATTAAAAAATATCAAATATGGATAGAGCAGCTTGTAGAGCTTGGCAGGATGATCGGTGGCTGGATAAAATCAGTAAAAACAAAAAACAAGGCTGGCGCATTATGAATGTGCGAAACCGTATGCCGATCCGTGGTGGCAACTGGAACAATGGGTCTAACGCAGGCTTGGGCGCTCTCAACCTCAACAACGCCCGTAGCAATGCGAACAGTAACATCGGTTTTCGTCCCGCTCTTGAAAATGCGAGAAACAACCACCCCAAGGGGTGCTGTCGGTGCAGTCTTGAAAAGGATGTGCCAGCCTCAGCAATCGCTGAAACACAAGCAAAAATACAGCCCATTGATGCGTCAACGGGCTGCACATTTGAAAAAATATACGACTTTGAAAATATACTCTCAGCCGCGTATTCGTGCAGAAAAGGGAAAACAACAGCGACAACCACTTTGGATTTTTTTGATAATCTCGAAGAAAATATAGTGCAAATTCAAAATGAATTAATGTGGGACATGTATCAAGCGTCAGACTATACCCATTTTTATGTCTTTGAGCCAAAGCGCCGCTTAATCTCAGCTCCTGCATTTAAGGATAGGGTAGTTCACCGCGCAATTTACAATGCGCTAGAACCACTTTTTGACGCTCGCTACATATACGATTCTTATGCATGCAGGAGAAACAAAGGGGCGCACAAAGGCGCTAACAGAGCGCAAGGTTTTATCAGGAAGGTAGACAAGTCACACGGCAAGGCGTTTGCGCTGAAAGCCGATATTAGCCGTTATTTCAGCAGTATTGACCACTACATTTTGACGTCGATTATTGACAGCAAGATAGCATGCAGTAGAACTAAGTCACTACTGGGCTATATAATCAACAGCAGTCCGACTGAGATATTTGGCGTTGGCATACCGCTTGGAAATTTGACTAGCCAGTTGTTTGCAAACATATATTTGCATGAGCTAGATTTTTTTGTAAAACACACCCTAAAAGTACGCAATTACGTGCGCTACATGGATGATTTTGTGATTATTCATCACGATAAGCGACAATTGCAGCAATGGCGTATTGATATAGAGGGATTTTTAAACAAAACCTTGAGACTAAAAACTAACAGCAAAACGCAAGTATTTCCTGTTGCTAGGAAAAATGGCAGGGCACTGGACTTCCTTGGCTACAGGATTTATTCAACGCACAGACTGCTAAGAAAAAGCAGCGTCAAGCGAATAAAGTCAAAGATAAAAAAATACAGAGCGCTGTACGCAAGAGGCGAGATCAACAGGGAAGATATACATCAAAAAATACAATCTTGGTGTGGGCACGCCAGTCATGCCAACACCTACAACTTAAAACATTTCTTATTCGCAGAGCCGTTCAGGAGGCAGGATGACATTTAGCTACATACACAAAACAAAACACCACACAGATACATCACCCGCATACATGCAGTCAATAGGTATGTCAGCAGAAGAGATTGAATCAGTGCTGGCGCAGAAAGCGTTTGAACTCGGGCAAAACGTAGACCTACGAAAAATAACATACGCACGAGAGTCAGACCCACTTTACATGGAATGGCAATTCGACAAAACACCAGAATCAGAGCAAGCCTGGCGTGATAAAGTTGCGGAAATTAAAGCACGCTATCCGTTGTCAGTATAACCAACCGCCCACTAGGCGGTTTTTTTACACCTAAATTTTAGCCTCGAATTGCTCGGGGCTTTTTTGTCTTGGAGACAACCGTGGAAAAACAAAACTACAAAGTGTTAGTCGCTTTTAAGTGGCGTGGCCATTGGCGCGAACCTGACGAGCAATTGCAGTTATTAGACTGTGAAGCTGAAGCTCTCAAACGCGCTGGTAAAATTAAGCTGGCTACCGTTGCCAGTAAAACAACAGCGAAGAAAGGGGAGTAGCTATGCCTGAGATTTCTCAGTTTGAACATAATGGCATCACGATTGAAGCCAATGAGCCACCACCACCAATGGGCGCACCAGGTGGCAATATTGTCGCTTGGGTAGTTACCGCACCTGACAAAGATGCCAGCGTGCCAATGAATGTGCCTTTTCGTGTTGCTAATCAATCCGACGCTCAAAAACTTGATGCAACGGGTGACGAGCGTGGCACTGGCTGGCATGCAGCAAGTGAAACGCAGAAAAAAACCTCTGTTACCCAGTATTTTGTGGTAGTGCCAGAGGGCGTTGATGATGCCGCAACAATGGCGAATATTATCGGTGGTATTGATGTCGCAACGGGTCGACGCACGGGTATTGCTGCATTAGCAGAATGTGCCGAGCGACCTACGCTAATTGGTGCGCCTTTATTCAGTAAAAACAAAGCGGTGATTGATGCACTAGCTGTGATGGGTAAAAAATTAAAATGTCGTGTTGTTGCTGATGCGCCAAGCTCGAATACACAAGCGGCTATTGATTTATCTGCGTCGTTAGGTGGAGCTGGAACAGGTCACGAGCGCGTGTACTTAGTTGACCCTATGCCGTCTATTTACAGTCGCAAAGCGCAGGGTGATATTTATGTTGCGCCAAGTGTTATTGCAATGGGTGCAGTGGCAGCGGTTAAGCCGTGGGAGTCACCTGGCAACCAAGGCGTATTGATTCAAGATGTGGCGCGTAGCATTGACTACAACATTTTAGATAAAACCACTGAAGGTGATCTGCTGAATAAAAATGGCGTGAGCTATTTTGCGCGTACTAGCATGGGCGGCTTTAGCTTAATTGGTAATCGCACAGTAACGGGTAAGTTTATCTCGTTTGTTGGGCTTGAAGATGCTATCGCGCTCAAGCTAGAAGCGGCCAGTCAACGAGCTATGTCTAAGCAGTTAACCAAGTCATTTATGGAGCAAGAAGTTAAGAAAATTAACTTGTTCATGCAGGACTTAGTAGCCGCTGAAATCATTCCAGGCGGTGAGGTTTATCTGCACCCAACCTTGAACTCGGTCGAGCGTTACAAAAATGGCTCTTGGTACATTGTGATCGACTATGGCCGTTATAGCCCGAACGAACACATGATTTTCCATCTTAATGCAGTAGATCGCATTGTCGAAGAATTTATTGAGGAGGTGTTGTAATGGCAGGTCAACGCAGTCGCAAGCTATTAGCAGCAACCGTCAATGGTCATCCTTTACTGGCTGAGATTGACGAGTTCACACCACCCGAAGTTAAAAAAGTAATGGAAGAAGCCCGTGGCGGTAAATTCATTGCTGATGAAATTATGGTGGGCGTTGAAAAGCTCGGCTATGAAATCAAACTTTTGGGTGCCACCGCTGATTTATTGTCAGCATACGGTTTACAGCAAGGCGAAGTTTGTCAGGTTGATGTGAAAGCATCTGAGCAAGACAAGGACGGCAACAAGTTTGCTATCCATTACAGCTTGTCTGGTGAAATTGTTAGCGTGAAAGACGAAACAGTGAAAATGGGCAGTAAGCCAGGTGCGAATATTTCTGCCTCATTAACCGCTTACAAGAAAACTGAAAACGGTAAAACGGTGTATGACATTAACACCAAGACGCAGGTTATCAACTTGGGTCAAGGTGACATTATGGCAGAGCATCGTCGCAATGTTGGTTTGCCATAAACCACGCGTTTAAATTTCTCCCTTGTGCTTTGGCCGTTCTAGTTAATTTCTGAACGGCCTTTTTTTATTCCGTAAAACTTATTTTAAATACTGGAGACAACCATGTCTAAAACCGCAATTTTCAAACCTGCCTCATTAACTTTACGCTGGCCGATTCAAGATGAAAAAAATAATGAAATTACCACGTTAAATCTGGCGGCTATTTTTCATTGTGATCATGCCAAGGTGTTAGCCGATGACCCCGATGAGCGCACTGCGTTTGCTGAGTTCGCCCGATTGTCTTGTGGTTTGTCTGCAGTTGAAGTTAAACGCCTGAAAATGCCAGACTGGAATGCGCTTAAATTAAAGCTATCTGATTTAGTGTCAAAGGGTAGTGACTTCTTTTTTGCTCAGTCGGACATCAAAATTAATCCCGAAAAACCACAATTGTTAATCCCAATTCAAGGCGACGATGGCGGCACTATTGAGTGCATAGAGTTGCAGGTTCCCTCCGTTGAAACTACCGATTTAATGCAAAAACAAGCAGACGGTGAAGCGCGTAGTCGTTTTATTACTATGAGCTGTACTGGGTTAAGTGCTAACGAATTAGATCGTTTATCTTCCCCCGATTGGAATTACCTGCAGGGGCGCATTAACGATTTTTTGAACGAAACGGCGGACTACTTTCTCGCAGAGATGTAGACGTCATCACCGATATTATTCCGTTAGTTTATAACAGCAGTGAGCGTGAAATATTGTCGTGGCCTATCGACAAAGCACTGCGTCGTTATGAGCTAACTATTAAAAGACTTCAGCAGGGGTAAGCATGGCAGAGGCAAAATATAGCATTGCCATTGCGGCACTTGACCAATTTAGTGCACCATTTAAATCATTCAGTGCAAGCAGTGATAAATTTACTGAGCAAATTAAAGGCCAGCAGGCTGAATTACGCAAGTTGAAAAAAGTGCAGGCTGATTTGTCGTCGTTAGATAGACAAAAATATAAGCTGGAGCAAGTAACGGCCTCATTAAATGAGGCTAAATTATCTGAGAAAGCGTTAGGTCTTGAGCAACAGCAATTAACTAGCCAGTTGAATAACACGGCTACGGCATTAACTGCGGCTCAATACAAACAGCAACAGCTTGCTGCTGAAGTTGCGCGCACAGAAAAGCCCACCAAAGCATTAACAACGGCTTACCGTGAGGCGCGTAAAGAGGTAAAAAGCCTCGAGCGTGAACATCATCAGCAAACCGTTCAGCTTGAGCGTTTGGCTCAGTCTGAAGATAAAGTAAAAAATAAAACTCGGCAGTTAAATGCCGAGCATCAAGTTCAAACCAACAAATTAAAAAGCCTTGATCAAAGTTTAAAAAAAGCTAGGGTTGATGCTAATAAGTTCGCCAGCGAACAGCAACGCATAGAGCGAGCCACTGAAAAAGCAAATAACGCCCTAAAAACGCAACAAGCAAGATTAAAATCCGTTGCTGTTGCTCAGTCTAAAGTTGATGCCAACAAAGCGGCTCGTGCTGATTTGCGCGGTCAGGTTTTAGAAACTGCGGCTATTGGCTATGTTGCTGCCCAACCGATTAAAGCGGCTATCAATTATGAATCATCAATGGCCGATGTTAAGAAGGTCGTTAATTTTAAAGATGATGCTGAAGCGGCAAAAATGGGGCGCGACATTCTTAAAATGTCGACTAGCATTCCAATTGCTGCAGAGGGCATTGCTAAAATTGTGTCGGCTGCTGGTCAGTCGGGCGTGGCTAAAGCAGAGCTATTAGACTTTGCAACGTCTGCTGCCAAAATGGCAACTGCATTTGATGTATCCGCCGAGCAGGCAGGTAGTACGATGGCTGGTTGGCGTGCTTCGATGGGGTTAACGCAACAGCAAGCGGTTAAATTAGCTGATGCGACCAACTACTTGTCGAACAACATGAATGCTCAAGCAAAAGATATTGCTGGAGTTTTAAAACGGCAAGGCGCGGTGGCCATGAGCGCAGGTCTAAATGAAGTGCAAGCAGCTTCACTATCAGCGGCTTTATTGTCGGGTGGTGCGAGCGAAGAGATAGCAGCCACTGCATTAAAAAATATTACTGGCTCAATGATGAAAGGCAGTAATGCAACAAAAGCACAGCAATCTGCGTGGTCAGAATTGGGTTTTGATCCCAATCAATTATCAGCAGATATGATTTCAAATGCCCCCGAAACAATGATCAGGGTTTTTGAAGCGATGCAAGATGTGCCTGATGAACAGATAAGTGCATTAGTCTCCACTCTGTTTGGAGAAGAGGCTAAAGGCTCAGTAATGCCAATGTTGAAAAACATGGATAATCTGAAAAAAGCATTTTTATTGACAGGTGAAGAGTCTCGATTATTGGGTTCAGAGCAAGATCAATTAAGAATTCTTGAGGTTAAAAGTCGTAAAGAGCTAGAGAAAAAACGAAAGTTCGCTGGTTCAATGGAGGAAGAGTATAAAGCTCGTTCGGCAACAACCGCAAATGGCTTACTATTATTTAAGCATAGTGTAGAACGGTTGATGATTACTGTCGGCACTCAGTTATTGCCCGCGTTAAATGCAATAGCTAAACCAGCTGGTGAGTTTATTAACTCTTTAGCTGATGCCGCTGAAAAATACCCGATGGTTGCCAAGGGGATCGCAATGGCCGGCATGGGGTTAGTCGGTCTCAAAGTGGGCGCATTAGCCCTTAAAATGGTTGGGTTAACGCTCGGCCAAGGCATGAATAAAATCAAGCTTGGTCGCGCTAAATTATCGGCAACCACTGGCAGTACAGCACGCAACGCCACATTAGCTAACCGCGCTTTGCAACGCATGAATGCCACAATGGCACGCATGGGTCGTCGTAGGGGCGCAGGCATGGGTGGCGGTTATGATGCTGGCTATGGCGGTGATTATGACTCTGGCCGTGATAGTAAAAAACGTGGCAAAAAAGGTCGTCGTTTTAGAATGCGTGGCGGTGGTAAATGGGGGCGTATTGCTGGTTTGATTGGCGGAGGTACGGCTTTATCAATGATGTCGGCCAGTGCTAATGCAGGTGATATGGCAATGGCAGGGGCTGATGTTGCAGGTATCGGAGCGAGCATGATGGGCGGTTTGCCCGTTGGCGGTATGCTCAAAGGTGCAGGTAAATTATTTCGACCTCTTGATATTGCGCTTTCTGGAGCCGCATTAACCTCGGCAATTTCCAATGGTGATAATAAAGCGATTGGTGGCACAGCAGGTGATTTAGTTGGCGGTATGGGTGGTGCGGCTGCGGGTGCAATGGCAGGTGCAGCTATTGGTTCGGTTGTGCCTATTATTGGTACGGCAATTGGCGGATTAGTTGGCTCTATTATCGGTGGTATCGGTGGCGGTGCGCTGGGGCAATGGGGCGGTGAAACAATCGGAGGCTGGTTTGGTGGCGATAAAGAGCCACCCAAGCCTGGGCAAGTTTCCCAGTTAATTGCTAAAAATGATCGAGTAAACGGCACTACGGATAAATTACCTACGCCAGCGCAAGTACAGAAACAAGTTGCAAAGAGCGACAATCGTCAAATGGTATTCAGTCCAACCATCACTATTCCACCGTCTTCTGGTAACCCCGAGGCAGATGAACGCTTAATCAGCACGCTACTTGAGCGAATGAAAAGCGAACTTATGCCCATGATGGGTGGCGGTGATTTAGCGGTTCGACTGGATGCCTCCCTTTCAGATAGGAACAGTTAATGAAACAACAATTAGCACTGGGTGATTTTGTTTTTAGTCTGAGTAACAAAACAGCCTATGAGCAGATGGTTAGGCGTTCCTCTGGCGGTTGGGTAAATATTGATATTAATAATGCTAAACCTCGCAGTCACAACACAGGGCAAGGGTTAGAAACCATTAGTATTAACGGTAAAGTTTTTGGCGCAGTTGGCATGGATGCCCTCGACAAATTACGCGCGTTACAAGCGAGCCGTAAACCACAAACTGTGGTTGATGGTCATGGCCGTAACCTTGGTCGTTGGAAAATTATGGATATTACCGAAACACAAAAGCGGATCATTGATGACGGTACGGCAATGGTGATTGATTTTAATTTGTCTCTGGAGGAGTTTGTCGGTGAAATTAGTTAGAACACGGGCAGGTGATACGGTGGGGTTATTGCTTTATAAACAACTTGGCCGTGACGATGATGAAGCCGAGCAGGCTTTGTTTGATATTAATCCAGGACTCGCAAAACATGGGGCGGTTTTACCAGCGGGGCTTGAAGTTAAAATCCCTGAATTGGCTCCGCCTCCAGTTCGCAAGGTGGTGCGCTCATGGGATTAGGTTATACCCCTGTTGTTCGTGTGAAAGGTGCCCATGCTGATTTAATTAATTCTCGTTTATTAACGTGGGAGTTAATTGATGCGGCAGGCAGGCAATCAGATCAACTAACAATGCGCGTGGACACGCAAGGCATTAATGGTTTGCCCAAAGAGGGCAGAGTGATAGAGCTTGAGGTTGGTTATGTTGAGACCGATGCACTGACAAGCAAAGGTAAATATAAAATTACTCGAGTAACGCCGCGGCTTTACCCTGACAGTGTAACTATTGTGGCTACGGCCGCACCGTTTCAGGTAAAAGATGAAACGGAGTTTAAAAAGCGTCGCTCGCGTAGTTTTGAGCAGATTAGTTTGGGTGATCTCTTTCGACAGGTAATATCGGCGCATGGTTATTCGCCTCGCGTCGCCCCTGATTTAGATAGCATTATGCTGGCTCATGTTGACCAGAGCGACGAAACGGATATGAGTTTTATTACTCGTTTAGCGCGTAAGCATGATGCTGTTACCAAGCCCGTTGATGAGCTGTATGTGTTGGCTCGTCGTGGACAAATTAAAAGCATTTCAGGTAAAAATATTGAGTCGGTGCGTTTTAGTGTACCGAGCAAAAACCTACCGAACGAGGGCTGCTTTGTAAATGCAGAGGCTGATTTTCCCAGTCGAAGTCGTTACAAAGGCGTAATCGCTACTTATACAGACACCGACCAAGCCACTGAGCTGGAGGTGAAAGTGGGTGAAGCACCCTTTAAAAAAATTCGTAATCAGCATGATAGCCAAGGCAGTGCAACTGAGTCGGCTAATGGTGAAATGCGAAAACTATTGCGCTCAGGCGTAAAAATAAAACTGGATGTGCCAGGTGATCCTAATTTAGTTGCTGAGGGCTTAATTGAACTCGACGACAGTTTCCCTGAATATATGCGTGGCCGTTGGTCACTTGACCGTGTGATTTCGCGCGGTGATAGAGGCTCAGGTTATCGATGTGCTATTGAAGCATCTGAGCCAGTGTAAATTGAAGTAAACAGAGAAGAAGGCGACAGGCTTGTGCTGTAACACAAGCCTGCCGTCAACCCACATGAATACCCCATGTGAGCCAACCTAAGACCTTCCTGCCTCGCGAGGCGCGGGAAGCCTACCTGATTTTTATATAAATATAAAGGAAAAGGCTCACCTATGAGTAGTAAACCATTTTTTTCGTGGATGGGCGGCAAACGCCGTCTTGCAAAACATATTCTGCCAGAGTTCCCAGAGCATGAGTGCTATGTAGAACCATTTTGCGGTGCTGCCGCCATGTTTTTTTATGAAAGAACCGACGAAAATTGAAGTGATAAACGATGTAAATAGTGATGTAATTAACTTGTATCGAGTTGTTCAGCATCACTTAGAAGAGTTTGTGCGCCAGTTTAAGTGGGCGTTAATTAGCCGTGAAATGTTTAAGTGGCTTGATGATACCCCCGTGGAAACATTAACGGATATTCAACGAGCAGCACGCTTTTATTATCTACAACAGATGTGCTTTGGTTCTAAAATTAGTGGCCGTACTTTTGGTACAGCAACCACCACTCCACCTAAGTTCAATTTACTCAGGCTTGAAGAAACATTAAGCCAAGCGCACATGCGTTTGAGTCGCGTTTATGTTGAGCATTTAGATTGGCAGGCTTGCATTAAAAAATATGACCGACCGCATACTTTGTTTTACCTTGATCCTCCCTACTGGGAAACAGCGGGCTATGGTGTTGATTTTCCTTTTAAGGAATATGAGCGCATGCTGGATTTAGCCAGAACAATAAAAGGTAAAATGGTTATTAGTATTAATGATCACCCTGATATTAGAAAACTGTTTGCAGGTTTTCGCATGAAAGAAGTTACCCTGCGCCATACTGTGGGCGGTGCAGGTGGTAAAAAGGCAGGGGAGTTGATTATATTCAACTGGTAACTTATCCACCGATTTTGTGGATAAAACAAAAGCACAAATGAACTTTTGTGCTTTTATATAATATTCAATAAAACATATCTTCAAAACTTCCTATCTCACCAGTATCTTTATTGATTACATCTCCGATAATGCCACTAACTTTAAAAGTTCTTTCTTTTCTACGCAGGTGACACCTTCCCTTGAAATAAGCATTGCCATCACTATTATTAATATTGAAAACTGTTACAGTCCGCTCGGTGATAACGCCATTTCTGTCTTGATATGTAATTTCAATGGTGGCTGGAAACTCTGCTGAAAATGAAATGTTTTTTTGTTCATCATTGAGGCCAATGCACAAACGGTAAATTTTGATGAAAAAAGAGATGACGTTAAAAATTACTGGAGCAATAACTGAAAAAGCGTAGCTAATTACTATCAGAATAATTCCCCCTATAAGAGCATAAGCTATTGCTGTCCCAAACCAATCATTCATTTACAACCTCTACATAACAAAAAAAATAAAAGGTTATCATTTTTAACACCAAAAAAAAGCCCGTTATTGACGAGCTTTAATAGAAGCGATTTGCTTTTATTGTTTGGTAATAATGGAGACAATTCCTATTGATGAATGAGCATTGCACACTGCTTGGTTGAGTTGGTTAGCTGCATCAGCTATTTGTTTGTATTGTATTTCAGTGTTTTTGGCGTGATGCTGTAACTGTTCCCAGTCTTTTTTTTGTATTAAAACAGTATCACTATGGTACACAAGTGCCGCTTTGATCACTTCATCTTTAAATGAGCATCGAGATAGCGATGCAATTTTTATCCATGACTCTGATGACAGCATGAATATATTTTTTTCTTTGCCGTCGATTGCAATTTTTAGCCAACCATAAGTATCGGAAGGAAATTTATCACCATGCTTACCGAATAAAACCTCGCAAATATCTCGTCTCTTATACCCAAGCAGTTTACCCAACGTATTAGTTGTTATCCATGCTTTACCATCTTGAGTTAGCAAAGGTGTTCCTTGAATACCATTTATTAAAAATGGTTTGGCAATGTCGGTAAAATCTTCTAGTGTGAAATATTTTTTTTGAGGGGGGAACTGCTGTTTTTGAATCTGTTCTGTCATTGCATTAAAAGCGTTGATGTAGGCTTCTTTTATTTGAGCGGCTGCTTTTCCAGTGAACCCCATAACAAGGAACATAAAGCCATCTTTTGTCATTCGGTAGGCTTTGCGTGCTTCACCTTTTTTGTCTAAATATTCAACGGGCGCAAAATTGCGCTGGTTAAAATTGCTAGAGCATTCTAGATTAGTTATCTTTTTTAAAATATCTTTATGCAGCTTATTAAAAGCCTCTGCGACTTTTAATGAGGTCGTTGTGATTTGGTTGTTTTCAGTTGATATGGCGGATTGGTCGATATTAATAGTGTTTGGCATAATAGCCTCCTGTTAGTTTTATTAATCACCAACAGAGGTCTCAAACTCTGGTGGTGAACTGAGCGGGGTTGAGACTGCCGCCTAACAGGTACACGGCCTAACCGAAGTTAGCCCTGCCCAGCTCACCATAATAGATATGCTTTTGTACGCATAAAAAAACCAGCAGTAAGCTGGCGACAATGCGCCTGTTAAGTTTCGGTGTCTCAATCCCGACACTGGATTTTGCCAGTGCAGTTGCAGATTACCCCCTAACAAGGCACATTGTCAAAAGGTTTGCTTATATTTCCTCCTGGGCCATGCTTTGAATAATACCTAGTGTCATTTTCACATCGGCTAATGCTCTATGAGCTTTACCTTCCACAATTACGCCTTGTTGTTTGGCCGCATTACCCAGTCGTTGCCATTTATATTGATCTCTATAATCATCCCACTGACCATAATATTGTGCATACGCCAGCATGGCGCACTGTGCATCACTATCCCATTTTGTATAGTTTGCTTGTTCGATTCCGTGCATTTTTGCTGTTTGCTCTATAATGCGAATATCGTAATTGGCGTTATAAATCACCATTGTTTTATGAGCAATTATTGCAAAGAATTCGTCGGCAATATCAGCAAAACTGGGCGCGTTGGCAACCATATCGTCAGTAATGCCGTGTATTTTACTGGCATCAGCAGGGATCGGTTTGGTCGGTTTGATTAAGGTATCAAGTACAATTGCGCCATTGTGATCAATAATGCTAATTTCGACTATCTCCGCGCTACTATCTAACCCCGTTGTTTCTGTATCTAAAATTAAACACCCTTCACTAAGCCATGCCTTGGCTAACTCTTGCATTTCTAATTGTTCTCTATTCATTTTGATTATTCCTTTTATTAAATTTTAATTAACCACATCATTAAACTACTAGCGCAAACGATGGCAATAATGCCGATAATATCTTGAGCGTTCTCTTTCCAGTTCATGCGTCACCCACCAGCTGATGTAAAAAATTACGCATGAATTTATCGTGATGCTCTCTGGCATATTGACGAACCAACTCTTTGTTGCGTTCATTGCCTATGATTTCGTGGAGCTTTAACGCTCGCAGGGTGTTATAATCTTGTTTAGACATAATAATCTCCTAGTCCATATTAGGTTGTTGTGTTGCTAGAACGCCTCGAGGTTGCCGCCTCGGGGCTTCACTTTTTTAGTCTTCTAAATGGTACTTACCTTTACCACTGTCGTACTTATCAAATAAATCAGTTAGCGCCTCAATAACAAATTGCTTTACAGGCACATTGTCTAATGAATTTGCGCGCATGTTATGTAAACGACGATGGTAACTTGCTGGTATTTCAACAGGTAAGCGTTTCATTACTTCATCTAAGTCATCACGAACGACAGCAGCCAAAGCTTTTGCTTTGTCATCCCGTTGCCCTGACTTTTTAGCTGATAGTTTCACATCACGCATTGATAAACCCCTTTAACTCTTTGACTAACATTTTAATTTCAAATCTTGCTTTATGCTCGGCTGGCAATTCTACTACTGAGCCACCCCATTTGGCCGTGTTGGCATAATCCACCTTTTGCGTAGTGCCATTGGCAAAAATAGGCAATTCATATCCTTCTAATGCGCTCATCACTTCACCGCTCAGTCGAGTGTTTTTAATTGCTCGAGACACAATAAAAGCACCCTGTGGATAGCCGTCAGTTACCTCTTGTCGAGCTTTAAGAAGCTCAACTAAGTCACTACATGCCCAAATGTCATAAGGGCTTGGTTGCACAGGAATAAGCACAAGGTCTGCGGCTCTCACTGCTGCGGCTGCTAATTCGCTGACCTGTGGTGCGCCATCTATCACCACCCAGTCATATTCCCGTGCAATTTTGGGCAAGTCTCTTGAGATTGATTTTCCCATACGTACAACTGGGCATAAGTCATCACCTTCGCGAGCGTCAGCCCAGTCAGATGCAGAGCCTTGTGGGTCGAGGTCAACCAACAATGTAGTTTCACCTTGGCTATGTAAGAAACTGGCTAAGTTTGTGCTGATGGTTGTTTTGCCAGATCCCCCTTTTTGATTGAGTACCGCTATTACTTTCGGCATTGTTTTGTCTCCTAGTCTGTTGTGCCACATTGGCCTATTTAATATATCTTTAAATGTGCTTTTGTGCAAATGTTTATTTGTGTGTTTTGTGTTAATCGCAAGCAAAAGAGCTAATCCTTACCGTTATTTACTTTTACTTCCTATAAAACAATGGTTTATGTGATGTTGTAGTGTTTACAATAAAGAAAGGATATAAGTGTACCCATGGCTTTTTATATGCGCTTCATGCGTTTTGTATGCACCTTATTGTTCGTAGGTATCATTTAGGTGTGTTGATCAATAGCGATGTTTAAAAGGCCTGTTTAACTACTTATATTGCCATTATGAAGAATAGCTATGTGTAATACATTTATAAATAGAAAACACAAGTTAACTGTACCCACCACCAAACAACAAACAAACAAAAAGGTATAGATAACTGTACCCGACACAATAAAGCACAACTGTACC